GCCCAGTAACTTATAGTGGTTCTATTACTATTACTGGTACTATTACAGCAGCTACTAACTAGTAACAAATTAACAGCCCTAGCGTAAGGAACTAGGGCTAATTTTTTTTAATATGGCAAACAGGAAAAGGGGGTACTACACTCTAAAACTAGGCGGTAAAAACCGCACACTTCATTTTAGTATGAATTTCTGGGCTAATTTTACAGAAGCCCAAGGCGTAGCACTAGACCAAATAGGCGAAATTTTTAGTCAAGGTTTAAGCCTTAGCGCTATACGTGATTTAATCTACAGCGCACTACTAGCAAACGACCAGGAAAATAATAACGAAATAGACTATAATAAGTTTACTGTAGGCGCCTGGTTAGAAGACCTTACAGGCGACCAGTTAAACGACATAGTAGCCGCGCTTATGGAAACTAAACTACTAGGTAACGACTTAAATATGGGTGTAGAACGCAACCCAAAACCTAGCACTTCTACTACACAAAAAAAAACAAAGCCCTAACCTGGGACGACCTACTAGACTATTATATAGGGCAAATAGGTATAAACCCTAACGACTTCTGGGCTAACACCTGGAACGAAAACCAGCTGCTAGGCGAAGCCCACACAATACAGAACTACGTAAACTGGGAACAGACGCGCTATATAGCTACTATGCTGTATAACGTAAACTGTACTAAGCGTAGCCAAATGGTAAAACCAGAACAGCTACTACCACTACCACAGGACGTATATACCAAAAAAGCTACTGCGCCTAAAAGCACTAGAGAACAGTACGAACGCTTTTTAGAAAGGTCTGCTAGGGCTAAGGCTGGTAGCACTAGAACTGTAGCCGATTTTAAGAAAAACTAACGGCTAAAAATTTCGTAATTTTACAGCTATAATTTTACACTATGGCAGACCAAAAATTAAGGGTAATACTAGAAGCGAATAGCGACAAGCTTATCAAAGGTTTAAATAAGTCTAGCAACAAATTACAACAGTTTGGTAAGGAAGCTACGCGCATAGGTAAAAATTTAACCGTAGGTCTAAGTACGCCTATAGCTTTAGCTGGTGTAAAAGCGCTTTCTAGTGCTGCTAAATTTGAAAAACTACAGACGCAGTTAAACGTATTAACTGGTAGTGCTAAAAAAGGTACAGAAGCCTTTAAACAGCTAGTAGAATTTAGTGCTGGTACACCGTTTCAACTAGACGAACTAGTACAGGCTAATAACACCCTAATGGGTTTTGGCGTTAGCGCCGAAGACGCGTTTAAACACTTACAAAGTATAGGTGATATAGCCGCTGTTTCTGGTGGCGACTTACAGGGAATTTCTGTAGCCTTCGGACAGGTGGCAGCAGCTGGGCGTTTAATGGGTCAAGATTTACTACAGCTTATTAACAACGGCGTACCTATTATAGATATGCTTAGCGATAGTATGGGTGTTGCTAAGTCTGAAATTAAGGATATGGTAAGCGAAGGTAAGGTAACCTTCCCAGTACTTATAAAAGCGTTTCAAGATGCTACAGGCGAAGGCGGTAAATTTTCTGGCGGTATGCAGCAATTAAGCGGCACGCTAGGCGGTGTATTTAGTACTTTAAAAGATAACATAAATATAGCCTTTGCTGAAATAGGTAAAAGTATAGTAGAAAGTACAGACCTAGTAGAAGTAAGTAAAAAAGTTATATCTAAAATACAGGAATTAACCCAAAAATTTAAAGATTTAAGCCCAGAAGCTAAAAAGTTTGCCTTAATTGTAGCTGGTGTAGCTGCTGCTATTGGACCTATACTTATAGTAGTAGGTCAAATGTCTATTGGTTTTGGCGCTTTAATAAAAGCCTTACCACTTGTAGTTGGTGGCTTTAGACTTTTAACCGCAGCTATGATAGCTAACCCTATACTAGCTGTAGCTACCGCTATAGCAGCTGTAACCGCCGCTATAATATCGTATAAAAAAAGCCAAAAAGAAGCTAATAAAGTAGCACTTGAACAAATGAACGCCGCACAATTAGGCGAAAAAATAGAAGCGCTAGAAAAAAGAAAACAAGCCCTTTATAAACGCGGCTATAAAGACGGACAGCATAGGGTACAAATAGTACAGGACGAAATAGACGTATATAAAAAACAGTTAGTAGTAGTAAACGAAGCTATAAAAGCTAACGAAGACTTAGAAAAACAAAAGAACAAAACAGCCGCCGCACCAATACAGCCAGCAGCTGGACCAGTTAGACAGCAAGCTACAGGCGTAAGCGCCCTAGGTGCTACAGCTGGTACTGCTATGGGTACTACCCAGCAATTAAACTTAGACGCTGGAAGTAGTTTACTAGGCGAAATGCAAACAGTAAATACAGACCCTGTAGCTATGTTAGCGGCTAGTGTAGCTGGTAGTACAGAAGAATTAAAAAGCAAGCTAAGCGCCGCAAATGAAGTAGTAAGGGCTAAAGGTATAGAGCAGCAACTAATAGCCCAAGAAATAACCGCTGGTATGAACGCCGTAATAAACAACGGTGTACAGGGTATAGTTTCTGGACTAGCCGAAGCTGTAGCTGCTGGCGGTAATGTAGCTGGCGCTATGGGTAAAGTACTACTAGAAGGTATAGGTAATATGGCTATACAGTTAGGGCAGTTAGCCCTTTCGTCTGGTCTTGCTATTGAAGCCATAAAAGCGGCTTTAAAAAGTTTAGCTGGTCCTGTAGCTATTGCAGCTGGTATAGCTTTAATAGCGCTGGGTAGTTTTGTAAAAGGTAGGGCAGCGGCTATAGGAAATAGTAAGGGTGATACTTCTACGGTAAGCGGACCACGTAGCGGCGCTGTAGCGGCGTTTGCTAACGGCGGTATAGTTAGCGGTCCAACACTAGGGCTTATGGGCGAATATGCTGGCGCTAGAAGTAACCCAGAAGTAATAGCGCCACTAGATAAACTTAAAAATATGATAGGCGACAGGCAAGCCCAACAGGTAAACGTAGGTGGCGAATTTAGACTAAACGGTCAAGACCTAGTAGTAGCACTTCAACGCGCTGAAAAACAACGCGGTAGAATTAAATAAAATAATATGGCTTACGGTGTAAAATATAGGTTAGACTTTGAAGACCACGAAGGTAACGGCAAGCGTTTGGATATTTTAAAAAACAACTATACAGGCAGTATACTACCGTTAGTAGGTGGCGCTGAACCAGTTAAAATAAAATGGGACGGCGACGACGATTTTTATAGCCCTATTATTGGTAGTACTTGTAATATAAGCCTATACCAAACAGACGAAACTAACTACGACGACTTTTTTAACGAACCAGAACGCGAGTATAAAGTAGAAGTATATACTGCGCAAGCTATACGCGACGAATTTAAAAACAATGTACAAGACGACGGCGGTATAGTAGAAGCTGCCGACTGTTTAAACGGTAGCTATTACGATACAGGAACGCTACTGCAAAGACGTGTAGTAAACGACGGCGGTAACATTGAAGCTGTAGACTGCGTAAGCGCTGTACTTACAGAAACCCAAGACAACTATACACTATTTTGGACTGGCTGGCTACTTAGCGACCAGTTTGCAGAAGTTTTAGCGCCTAACCCACAACCAATAAACCTAACCGCTATTGACGGACTAGGCGAGCTAGATAACTATTTTGTAGATAACACTTATTATAGTATCTCTTTTAGTAACTTACAATGGGACTTATCTAGTGTTATATGTAAGGCTTTAGAAAACGTAGGGCTAGGTTTAGACGTACTGCTAAACAATGACATAGAAGTTTTGACAAACATTTTTACAGGCGCTACTGACAATTTATATACAACAAATATAGGCGGCAACGAACAGGTTTTTTTTAGTGATGATTACGAATTTTTTAACGTAAAAGAATTTTTAGAAAATATACTAAAAAATATAAACGCTAGAATTTTCCAAGCTAATGGGCGCTGGGTAGTTTTAAATAACAGTACGTACAGCGAAGAAGCTATACTAGACTATGTAAAAGACTATAAAAACGAAAACGACGAACTACCAGACGGTATTGGAACTATGCGCCAGGCGTATTTAAAAGGCGATATAGAACGCCTTTATTTTAAGCGTTTCAATAGTAGCGGAACATACCAAAACGAATATAACTACGAAGGTTTACGAACTATAAGAACTGACCTACAGCCACTAGAACAGAACCTAACACGCGAAGCTGAACGCGGCTACAAAGCTGTAAGTTTTAAAACGCCACCTGTAAAGTCAATAGTAGACTATAACGACGACGTAGGTTTTGAATTTCAAAATACTACACACTGGACTATAACTAGCGGTAGTTTCGTTACAAATGAAATAGCTTTAAAAGGTAAACGAAGTTTTAAAACAACAGCTACAAACAGCGGTAGTACGCCTTCAAGCCTAGCAATAACAGGACAATATGGCGGCAACCGCGACGTAGCTATGAAGCTAAAGCTAAACTATTACTACGATACAAACAACGCTACCCAGTCTACTACGCTGTATAATATGTTCTGGTGTCAAATTTATTTTCAAGCTGCCGTACCTTTTTACTATGACGTAGAAAACCAAAACTGGACTACTACAGTAAAATACTTCTTTTTTGAAGACGATAAAAGCGCAGCGGACACCTGGGTAAGTCAAAGTTTAGATGTTGAAAAACTACCAGCTTCGGCAGGGCAAAGCCAAACGGTTTATTTGCGTATATACGGACCTAGAAACTATTTAACTAATTACCAAGGCGTATATATAGACAATGTAGTACTATTTAAAGACAGACCGAATACGTTTATAAACGAGCGTATTTTAACGCAAGACAGTACTACTAATGTAATTATAGAAGAAACAGAAATAGACAGAAGTTTAGCAGCCTTTACACTAGGCTATACAGATATTTACGACAGTAGCGACTTGTTTAGTATTAAAATACCGAAACAAGTTACGGCTAAACAGCAGCTTAATGACTTTAGAAATACAGTACTACGTTATGAAGGCACGCTGTATAATAATGAAACAGCGCCACTAACACCAATGGATAAGATACGTATAAACTTTACAAACTTTAGCGAAGGCGATAGCTTGTTAATAGACGGCTTAATATATAGCTTAAAGTCAAATAAATACGACATTATAGCGCATAAACCAAACCAGGACGGCGATACTGCCGCTACAGAAACCACTAAAACAGAAACTTTTAATACCGAGTAACCAGAATTAACAGCCCTTTGTTTGCTGCTAACCCACCTGTAAGCCTAGCGCTAGGTGGGTTTTTTATTGTCAAATAGTTTAAAATAAATTTGCATAGTTTAATATCTATTTGTAATTTAGCAAAAAAATATACAAAATGTATAAAGATTTATTTACAGCTGAAATGCGTAATTTAAGCTACAGTTTAAAAGATATATGTGAACTAATAGGCGCTAAATACCCTACAGTATATAAGCGCTTAGATAGCCCAGAAACTTTTAGAGTAGCTGAACTTCGCGCACTACACGCAGCTGGCTTTAGTTTAGATGTAACTTTTAATTTAATAGTAAACAAATGAAAACAGTAAACATAAAAGGTAAGGAGTATATAACCGTAAACGAGCGGCTTATACACTTTAGAAAGGAAGCCGCCTATAAGGGCTGGCGAATAGTCGAAGACTTAGTAAGTCTAGACGACAAAGAAGGCGTATTTAAAGCTACTATTTTGGACCCAGACGGCAACGAAATGGTAAGCGCACACGCCCAGGAATACCGCGACAGTAGCTACATAAATAAAACCTCGTTCTTAGAAAACGGCTTTACTAGCGCTTTAGGACGCGCTTTAGGCTATTTAGGTATAGGGTTAGACACCAGTATAGCTAGCGCTGACGAAGTAGGTAACGCTGTAGCTAACCAGGATAACAAAAGCTGGCTAACAGAAAACCAACTAAACGCAACCTTAAAAGGTACAAAAGAACAGGCTAAAAAAGTCCTGGCTAATTACAAAATGAAAAAAGAGTATAACCAGCAGATAACTGCAAAATTCAATATATAATGAGTAACAATAAAACAAAGTACGTAAACGGAGTAAGATTATTTAACCCTGGCGACAACGCGCCACAGAACCTTTTAGCCAACGTATTAATAACGCCTAGGCTACTTGTAGAATGTCTTAAACAGGACGACGTACAAGACGCTAAAAGCGAATACAAAGGCGACACGCAATACAAAGCGAACCTTTGGAAAAACGACGACGGTAGTTTAAGTATGTCGTTTAATACATATAAGCCTATAGAACAAAAAGAAACCAAAGTAGCGCAAGGGGGCGCAGACCTACCCTGGTAGGTTTTAACAACAGCCTGGGCGCCTAGCGCCTGGGCTTTTTAATTATAAAAAAAACAAAATAATACATAAATAAAGTAAACAAATGAAAATAGTAAAAGACACTAACGCAGAATACCATAGTAAAAAGGACTATATAAGCGCCAGCGGTTTAAAAATGATAGCTAAAAAAAGCGTACACCACTACTTAAATGCAGACTTCAAAAGTACGCCTAGTATGGCGTTTGGAACTGCTGTACAT